TGGCTGACGAGCTGCTGTTGTAGTCCAAGCATTTGCAGTTGCACTTCTTGCGGCTGATGCGCCTAAAGAAATATTTAATTGAATTCCAGTTGAATTATCGGTAGTCCATGTTCCTGTAGTATCGCCAGCAATAGTTACTGAAATTTGTGTCCAAGTATTTGCCGATGAAATCGTGTAAGAAAATGGATAAGCCCTATCAAAAGCATTGTTGCATAAAGAGCCACCAAAACTGCCAGTTAAACTTGATTTTACCCAAAATGATAATGTGACTGTTTTAGCGTTGGCAGTTCCCCACCCTAAATCTGCTACATTAAATCCTTCAATACGCTGAACGATTGCGTAGCTATAAGTTACAGATGCTTCTGCTGTAGTAACTGTGGTTTTTAAAGAGTTCACAAAACCAGTAGGAGCATCAGAAACTTGTTGTAAGGTATAAACACCTGTGCTAGAACCAGCCGCACCCTGCCATCTATCAACAGAATATAAAGATGTTGAACCTGTAATCGTTACACTAGCACCAGCATTTCTTTGGTCAATAACGCACGCCCCGTTAATTATTTTATTTTTCATTAGGGTAGCATTGCCTGCCCCTAAACTTGAATTGGCTACACTAGTGCCAATCACATCTGCGTTTACTTGCCCATAGGACATTATGCACACTCCTTGCGTTGTTTATGCCAAGCGGTAACTGCTTCGCTAATTTTTCGTTTATCTTCATCAGTATAAATTCTATTGGCTCTTGCGGCTCGCATTTTAGCCTTAGTTTCTTCTGAGTGTTTGCGACCTTTGTTAGGACTTCCAACTTTTTCCCAATGTGCCTTTTGACTAGCAGTCATTTTGGCTTTGGTTTCTTCGGATGCTTTTTTACCCCAATTAGGACTTACACGACCTTTAAGCGCTTCAGATAGTTTGCGTTTGCCTTCTTCAGGATAAACTTTACCTTTATTAGGTGATGGCAAATTTAAGCCTTTACGCCAACCACGATGACCTTTAAGTGCAAGGCTATGCTTGCGTCTGCGTTCTTCTGTCCATGTAGAGCCTTCAGAACCGCCCAATTCAATGTTATAGCCGTTAGGTACTAATGTACCCATTACATTAATCCAAAAGCGTTCTATGTAGTTTAAAGTGGCTCTATTGTTGATTCCTGAGCAGATTGGCTCATAACTAAACTTATCTTTGCCATGTAGCTTATATGCTTTAAGCAATACCCTGCCATGTCCTAGCTTATTGCTAGAGTTAATAGTTTGACCGACATATTGCTTGCCGTTCACGCTATTGGTTACAAGGTAGACATGAGCTTGCACTTATTTAACTCCGTCTAGTTGTTCTTGCGTAGGCTGTGGCAAGGATGGATGATTCCAAGACTTTATGTAATCGCCTTTGCCGTCTGAATCGTTTTGTAAAGTAATAACAGTCATAAAATCTTTTTGGATAAGGCTAGGATATAAAGCCATGATTTTGTCGTATAAAGTCATTATGCGCTCCTCACTAAGTTACCTTGAAAATAACAAAGTCCAGATTGAAATGAGCCTGCTGTTGTTACAAAAGCATAAAGTTCAACATAATCAGTTGTTCCATTCATATAAACCAATTGATTTAATGTTACGCCATATCTATTTGCACTTTGCGATAAAGCAATTTTTGAACCATTTTTATAAATATCAGTTTCAATGTAAGTACCATTATCTGTAGAAATTAACCCCATTAAATTGTAATAGCCAGCCACATTAGGAGTAAAACGATAATTTGTGGTTGAATCAAAACAATTAGCTGTATCAAAGTTTTTTGTATTTATTTGAACTTTTGTATAGGTATTTGTTGTATATGATTGCGACCCACTAAAATAAGCACTAAACGCTGGCATATTACCGCTAACCATTAGCTGTCCACTTGCTTGAGGTAAAGTAACTGTGTTAGTACCTGCAACCGATGGAGCACTAACGGTTATAGAACCAGAGGTATCTCCATTAAGAATTATGCTTGACATTGATTACTCCAAAAATTTTGTTGAGCCATTTTAGCTTCTTCTTTCGTAGAAAAATATCCTAAGTGTTTAGTTTTGCCGTTTACACAAACTGAAGCACGAAAAGGTCTAACACCTGTGCATTTATCAAAATGGTGTTTTTTCATCCCTGTTTCGCCACCAACTTTACCACATGATGGACAGGTAACTTTTAAATGCTTATACCCTACCATTTTAATAGATTTAAGTTGTTTTGTCGCCTCAGAAAACTTTTTACCAATATGACTTAATCTGTTTTTTTCTATGGATTGTGCAGTATGTTTTTTACCTTTAAATGAAGATACTTTTCCAGTTGTATCAAACCCTGTAGAAGTTTGAATTGCTTGGTTAAAAAACTCTTTATTTAAAGCCACATCAAAACATTCATGCAATAGTATTTCATGGCTTACAGCTTCTTTACGACTGTTCCAAGTAGCCAAAATATGCTTATCTACGGCAATTTTATTGCGTTTTATTACTTTAGAACTGCCTAAATATTTATCTTCTTCAGGGTTGCTTTTGCAAGAACGAACGCCAATGTAATATTTCATACCATTGAACGGTTCTTTAGCAGTAAGAAAATAAGTATAGTGATTCATTAAAGTATTACCCAACGACTGCCTGATGGGACTGTGACAGCTTGTCCACTAGCAACTGTGATAGGCCCAACTGATAGTGCATTTCTATTGGTGCTAATTGTATAGCTAGTTGAGATATTTTGGGTGTTTTCTGTTAACCCACCGCTTGCCAAACCAGCTTGTGCCGCACTGTTCATTACGCCTGCAGTAATGCGTAATTGTACTTGGTCTCCGCCGTTAAAAGCAGATGCAGTAGTACCTTCTTGAGCACGAACAACAGTAAAGGTATCTGTAGACCGAGCAGTACATTTTACAATTTCAATTGGGCTTCCTGAGATACCAATTAAGGTAACCAAAAAGTAATCGCCGTTAGTTGGGTTGGGAAATAATGACCCAGTACCTGACAAAACAGTAAAAGAAGTATCGGTGCTAAGGATACTGGCTGCCAGGTTCGTTGTTGCGTTGTTGGTAAAAAGTATAGCCATTATTACCCTAGTGTAGTGGTATTTAGTGCAAATCCATTAACCACGCTTGTATTCGTTGTTTTTGGATACTTAATCGGAATTATAGAACATACCGATGTTACACTAACTGTTAATATTCTAACCAAAGATTTGATAAAACTCAAGGTAATTACAGCTATTTCTGTAACTGTTTCATCTTGAATATATACAGGTGGGCCATCTGGTCTAGACACTGGGACTGACATATCGTCCCTAACGCCCTTGACGTAATCTTGGGGTTGACGGGGTTCCCAACAGCCATTAGCCGTACAAACGTATAAACCGTCCCATTCTAGCTTAAGGTCAGAGAACTTAAATTTGGAGCCACAACGGTCACAAATACCGTTATAAGTGCCACTACGGTAATAGTCGGCGTGTCCCATTAGTTCTGCTCAGAAGGGTCGTAAACAGGGATGTCGCCAGTACAGGTGTAGGTATTACTTGCACTAGTGGTACAGGTCATAATTAGGCGGTAGGTATTGTCTGCCACACCTCCGGTAACCCTTTGGGTCGCTTTACCCAAGCTAATTACAGGGGTGCCTGAAAGGATGCTTGAAGGTGATGGGTCAGTACCTTGTAGGGTAATAGCCGTACAGGTTGCCGTACTAAGGGTCTCACCTGTGCCTAATACAGGGTTAAAGTCAAATGAGAACAGTTCGCTCTCAGTAGTGAGCTTGTAGGAAAATTGGCTCATTTTTTGATGGTTCCTTGCCGTTTGTTGGCTAATAAACTACGTATTTTGAAGAGTTTGATTAGTCTGTCTTTGGTGTTAATTATAAAGGTATAACGGACTACTGCGCCAAGTTTTGGGAATAAAGCCGTTACTAAAGAGACAATACTGGTTGATATAACGCTTAAAACGGCGTATAGCGACTTTTGCAGACTAGTTGTATTGGTAGATACCACCGACAATAGTTTGTTTAATAGGTGACCTATAGATACGGTTGTAGAGGATGTTACAAAGAAGACCTTGGACAAAATGTTGTGAAGTCTAACTGTAGCCGTTTCAGTAACGGCATAACTAAGGGTTTTCCCTAACAACTTTACAATCGTTGCTACAGAACTTGACAAATAGGATAAAGTCTTAGGTATGGACTTTACAATTGTGGCAACTGATGTCGACAGCACATTAATAGTTTTAGAGATTGCCCGTCCAATGCTTACTGTTGAAACTACAGAATACGAAAGGGCGATTAAGTGAAATCCAATCTCAGTCAAGACGACAAGCGTATGCTCCATTACCGCACTCATTATTTTCCCTATAGCCCGTTGTATGGATACAACACTAGTGCTTGTTACTGCCATAAGTTTGATTGGTAATTTGACAATACTAGAGACAGAGGTGCTTAAATAGGATATTGATTTGGCAATACTCTTGACTATCTTAGATGTGCTACTAGACAAATATGACAGAGTCAAGTAACGAGCGACATAACGAGCTAATGTGACTACAGATGTACTTGTAATCGAAAAAGCTCTTTGCAACTGCTTAATAATACTTACAGTGCTTGTAGATAAATAAGTTAACGCTTGGTTGACGGTTTTATTACCGGTTCCAGCATAAGAAGCCGATGAGAAGGATTGCTTCCCAAACATATTAAAGAACTACCCAACGGCTTCCAGATGGTACGGTTACGGTTTGACCGCTTGCTACAGTCATAGGGCCTACAGAACTTGCGGAATAACCACTAGGGATAGAATAGCTTGAAGATACGGTATTTTTATTCAAAACCAAACCGTTGCTAGACGCTTGGATTGGTGCAGTTTCGGTTGTTCCATCATAAGTAAAACTAGACGACTGGTTAAGGGTTGTTGTTCCCTGACCGTAAGGAATGTAATTAGTAGTATAAGTTGTAGCAGGTGCTGGAGTTGTCCAGGTTGGTGCGGCAGCAGAGCCAGCAGAAGTTAATACCTGACCTGATGTTCCAAATCCAGTTGTACCGCTTGTTGCAGGAGTTGTGCCTAAGTTTGTAGAAAGACCAATAGCACCATTAGCATTAATTACGTGAGCATTATTGGGTGTTGCTCCCCAAGGGAAATATAATTTATATCCATTACCAGAGCCAACAGCAATATCTCCGTCGTGACCTGAGAAATAAACTCCATTATTGATGCTATAAAAATCAGCAGGTGTAGAAGCACTAAATACAGATGAGTTCATACCAAACTCACCATAATAAGATGAGTCTGTTCCTAAATCGTTACTTAAAACATAGTTAGTAGAAGCCCCTGCAGTAGTTGATTTATTTTGTAAGAGAGTTTGTAAATAACTTCCAGATACTGATGCACCTGAAGCAAATGGGCTATTAGAAGCGTTAAACGATAATACAGGGGTTGTACTTGTATAAGAGTTTGTTGCTAGTTGTGGGACAGTTGCTGTTCCAATTGAATCTTGATATACTGCCTTACCTGCAGGGTAATCACAAAATACGGTTACGGTGCCAGTAAATGTTACTGCACTTCCACTATTGCTTGAAGACAGTATAGTTGTTCGTGTAAGGGTTGGGCCAGTAGTGGAATAAGTTCCAATACCGACCTCCCAGTTTGTTCCGTCATTTGCTGAGTAATAGGTAGTGTTTCCATTACCTACTACCGCAAACGATTGATAGCCCGTTGTAGTTGCCGACAGAGTAAAGCTAACAGTTGTATTAGCAGTGCCAGTTTGCTGTATTCGGTCATAAACTACGAGAGCCATGTTATTCCTTAACTAAATTGAACTTTGAAAGTAAACTGAATTGAATCGCCACTATTGAGAGGAACGCCTGTAAAGTCACCCTTTACAAACAAGTTGCCTGAAGTAGAAGCGTCAAACAAACCAGCGTTAGTGATGGTTTCAGATGTACCTGCAGTCTGAGTACCAACTACTTGGAAAGTGTCGTTAGTTGTAGATGTTGTTACTTGTGAAGTTGTGCCACTTACTCGTGGAGTAACTTCGGTAAATAAAGTTGTATCTGTTGCAGCGGTTGTACCTGCACCTGTACCCCAAGCCACATACTTTGGCTGAGTAGCTGCACCACCGTTAAGGTAGTTGGTAACAATCGCCTTACCAGTATTAACTAGTAAAGTTGCCATGTTAATTCCTTTCTAGGAGCTTTTTGAGCTTCCAAATGAATCGTTTAATAGGATTGCAGTGCCAATAGTCAATAACGCCTAATTCTTCCCTTGACCCGTCTGCACGGATAATGGTAGCAATTAGTTCTATCTCTTTGGCGTTAACGTTGGCTACTTGCATATTAATCTTTGATAATTTCTAAAATAATGGTAAATGAAGTATTAATGGAAGTAGTTGCACCGCCAATTGTACTTAACAATATTTTACCAGTAGGTGTTACTGCATTATCGGTAATACCACCAAATGGGCCAGCTTTAATCTCACCACGACCAGTTAAACGCCACAAACTTGTAGGTGTTGCACCATCCCAAATCAAATCAACTTGAATGCCATCTTCAATGTCAAAATTAATACGTTTAATACGTACTTTACTTGGAATTGTTCCTTGAGCATCAATTTGGCTTAATTGGCTTGGGTCAAGAACTGTATAGTTTGTGTAATCAATAGCATTAACATAACCATCAATTTTCAAAGTGGCATTACGATAACCGTCGTTAAGAATCTGTAACGGAGTAATGGATTGAGGCATGATTAGTACCCACCTTTAGGCTGTTTAGCTTTAGTTGGTTGCTTTGGATTCTTTACCTTATCTTTAGTCGGCTTTTGAACTGGAGCTTTGACACCCATTCCAATTGATTGGCCTTCACGAAGTTTTTTATTAGGCATAATTTTTTCCTTTAAGTTAGAGAAAAAACCCCCTAGAAACCTTTTGGGAAACTAGGGGGAGTCTACTCACGTGAAGAGTATTAAACTCCTGGAGTACCCCACAAGGCACGTGGGTCACCCCAACCGAAGGCATAACGCTCGTACGATTTAGCCTTAGCGTTCATCGTATCGAAATCATTGTCTTGGTCGAAAGTAATAGCTTGACGTTCTTGGTGAATCATACCTGTGTTCATTGGCACGTTTGCACGGATAAACCATGCTTTGGTGCTTGTGAGGTAATGGTTCATCTTGATACCTTCAGGCAATGCGTTAGTAGCGTGTAATACGTTTACAGCGTTACTTGCAGTACCAGGAGGATTAGCACCAGTGTTGTATGAATATACAGACTTCAAAATACGATTAGCTTCAAACCAGTTGCTTGGGTGAACGATAATGGAACGTGGCATCAAGTTGATGCGTAATCCACGGTCATTCAATGCGAGCATCTGTTGAATAATCAAGTTCTCGATAGCTGCTTCAGACAAGTTAGCTGCAGTAGTTAACAAGTTGCTGAATGTGCCACCGGAAGTATTTGGGTGTGAAGCATTCAAGAGTGATACACCGTCGCCACCAGCATAGCTGTTGGAGAAAGCGTTGTTGTATACGTTAGCAGCAACGTTCTCTTTGGTTTGACGCATAGAGAAAGCGTTAGCAGCAGCACGACGCTTGGAAACAACTTCATAG